GCCACTGCACGGGCCAGCGGGGAGTCGGTCCCCAACTCCTGGCCGAGCCGCACGAGCGACAAGGCGACGATGATCGTGTCGAAAGACTTCACGCCATCACCTCGACATCTACCGGCCAGACATACGGAAGGTCTGCTGGCTCACGCCAACCGAACTGCCCGTAGTGTCTCGCGTTCTTTCGCAACAGGTTGGAGCGATGACTGGCGTGGAAAGCGTCGTAGCCGATCCAGTTTGGGTACGTCGTCCCCGTGTCATTGACCCCGCAGACCCAGCGGCCGAGACGCTGGTCGAATCGTCCTTGGAGCCACTCGTATGCGCCCTTGAACTGCGACAACAGCGTGTCGCGGTAGCCGCGATTGATCCACTCGCGGCAGACTACGCAGCCGTAGTGTGCCAGGGTCAACTCATGCCCACGCCACATCTTCGCAGCAGGATGATTCCGCCACGAGGACTGCGGCTTGGCTTCGTGCTGGCCGACCGGAACGCCGAGCGCGAGCAGCAGTTGCTTGGCCTCGACTCGCTGCTTTCCGAGTCGCTTCGTATCGAGGCAAGCAGCCGACTTGACGAACTCTGGATATGGGAGAAAGGTCTGCACGTTGTCACCCCACCTTCGCATACGTGTTGAGCCACTGAGTCAATGCCACCTTCGGCCTCGGGACACTCATCGCCCTGACTTCCTCGCTGTCCTGCAGCTTGAGCTTTCGCAGCCGCCGCTGCGCCTTGGCGAACGTCGTGAACCACTCTTGCACGATGCCTGACGGCGTGTCTCCCTCGTGGTAGTGGATGAAGTAGATCGTGTGACACCGGGGTTCCTTGGCTTCTCGCTTCGTGGCCATCGCTCGTCTCTCCGTTCGGGTAGGGGAACAATCAGTCTCGCTGCCGGTATGGACGATGCTTGCCCTCTGTGATCCACGCGGCAAGGTCTTCGATCAAGAAGTCAACGGCTGCTATTCGATCAAGCACCACGCGAAGTTTTCTCTCGCGCGTCACGATCCCGGCGGACGCAAGGTAGACCGCTTGGCGAATGTCCTCGGCCAGAACGTCATGCGGCTGCTTGGCTGGCTTGACATCTAGTGCGTGACCAGACTCGATCGTTTCATTCGCCGTCGCCATCTTGCTTCTCCATGTCGTGCTGGCAGTCAGCCGCGCTTCTTGAGTTGCCGAACCTTGCCGGTGAACGGCTTGCCTTCGATCCACCACTTGCCGTCGCCGTCGCGGTCAACGGCCGCGAGGTCGAGTGCGTCCCACTCGTCTTTCGTGTATGCAGGACCGCCGTCGTCGTGCGGGTCGTACATCACCTTGACTACCCCGCCTTCGGGGAGCGTCAGCGTGTGCGTGGCTTTCCACTCGCGGGTGCTTGAGTCGTTCACGGTTGTTCTCGGTGTTTCGGCATAGGGTTAGGAAGTCCGAACAATCAGCCGTGAGCCTTGATGCAGAAGCGCCGGTCACGCAGTTCCTCGGCAGCGGCCTTGGCAGCAGCGTCGAACGCCCGAGCCGCACGGTTGCCAGCCAGAACGAACTCCAGGTTGAACAGCACCATCGCGTAGTTGCGAGCGGCCGACTGCAAGCCCTCGTTCAACTGCTCGACGGCCGCAGGGAAGGTCGAGTGAACTTCGGCACGGATCATGGGCAGCAGGGCGTCGACTTCGTTCTCGATGTCGCAGTCGAGCCACCCAAGCTCACGCAGTTGCGAGATGCAGGACTGCATCGCCTTGGCACAGGCGTGGTCAACGAGTTGTTCGGTAGCAGGGGTCGAAGTCATCGTCAGGTTCTCCATTGAAGTGTCATCGTCCCGGCCCGCTCTGCGGCAACGCACCGCAGCACGAGTCTCCGAAGAGTCAGCCGTTGGCGATTGCCCGCGATGCCTCAATGGCTGCGACCGTCGCAGCCGCCGACCGCACAATCCCGCTGTTCTCCCTGCCCCACTCACCGAACTGATCCGGCTCGGCGTAGTGACGGGCATCGTCGAGCAGTTCGTCGAGGCCGGGGTCATTCGGCCGCAGCCAGACGAACCGGCTCGACCGCTTGACCGGATCGCAGTACGGTTCGCAATCACGCTCCTCGTGGTCTTCAAAGAACTTGGCAGGCACGCGGATGGTCGCCTCCGCACTCGGTTGCTTCGGAATCAACGACAAGCAGCCCATGCCGTGAGAACCGACTCGCACCAGCGGCGTGTTGCCGTCTCGATCAACGGTTGCGATGTAGCCCATCTCGTAGCACTTGCTCCACGTTCTGTCTGCGATACCGTGCGGCCGCTTACAGCAGCTTGCTCCAAGCCGTTTGCACTCTGAGTCAACCTTGCCAATCGCAGTCAACTGTGCCTTGCTCGGCCTCGTCAACTTCTTGTGTCGCATCGTCGCGTTCCTTGTGTCTTGAGTCCGTGGACCCCCGCCGCACAGTGCGGCGGGGGTGAGGTAGCCGAACAATCAGCCGCAAGCGTCCCACGGCTTGCGGTCGAAGCGAATGAGGTCATCGATGTACCGCTTCATTTCGGCAACGCTGCCGAACTCAGGCACCGACGCCTGACCGACGAGGTAGCACCCGCGGTCATGCACCGCGTACTCTGCCCCGCGGTAGCGGCGAACCTCGATGCCGTCCTTGTTGATCCAGCTTGCATTGCGATTGCTCATGGCCGTGTTCTCCGTTTGAAGTCCGTCCCGCGGTGTCCGCCGCGTTGACCGAAGTCTACCCAATGGTTATCGGCCGTCAATAGGGAAGATGAAAAGTTTTTTCAGTCCAACGATTCTTGTGCGAATCACTCTTTGATCCAGAGGCACCAAGCGCGGGCGACGTCGTGCCGCTGCCCGTTGATGACCGGAGCGCGGTCGCGGCCGTAGATCTGCGTCCCCGGCTTGCGAGGGCTGAGGTATCCGCAGGCAATCAGCACGGCGTTGCAGGACCGAACCACGGCCCGGTCATTGTTGTCTTCCGCGACGTCTTGAACGTGGTTGAATGCGTCAGCGATGTCAAAGCCTTCGCTCTGGCAGTCGGGGTCGTCGGCCCACGCTTCCATGATGTAGGCGATTTCCTCCTTGAGCAGCTTGCTGCCGTGAGCCTCGATGGCGTCGGCCAGCCTCTGGCGGTTGGTGATGGTCGCGGTCACGGGGCAGTTCTCCGTTGAGGGTTGTGGGGTTGTTCGGGAAGTCACCAGACGCGGACCATCTCGGCAGTCCGCTGGACGTCTCCGCTGCCGAGGAGTCGGCTGCGGTTGCCGTTGACCTCGTCCACGGCCTTCTGAAGCCGCTCCAGAATCGCCTGCACCCGCGGCAGGACGTCGGTCTCGGCGTTGACCATGTTGCTGCGGCTGCCGTCGCCGTAGGGGGCAGCCATCTTCCGAAGGATGGCCGAACGCAGAGCCACCAAGTCGTAGCCAGCGTCCTCGACAGCCTCAGCCAGCGTGTCGCGTTGTTCGTTGAGTCGCATGATCGTGTTCTCCGTTGAGAGGGGTTTGGGTGTCCGAACAATCAGCCGCGAGCAGCGAATGCCATCACCAGAACGTGAAACGCAGGGGTGTCGTCGAGGCCGACGGGGCGTCGAAACTCCCCCTCCGGTGCCGGTTCCGCCCAACGAGTCACGGCGTTGCCGGCATACGTCGGGAACCGCTCGCGGGAGTAGCCCATCGAGCGAAGGGCAGCCGCTGCCTTGCGGCCGGAACGCTTGTAGAAGTCCATCCGTTCCATGTCGTCGGCCGTCATGCCGATCGTCGTCAGAGCCTTGAGCGTCGGGGCGTGCATGGCTGCGATCTCCGCTTGAACCCGTCGCCGGTGTCCGCCAGCGATGAACGAAGTCTACCCAATTGTTATCGGCAGTCAATAGGGGCGGGGAAAAGTTTTTTTCAAGCCACGATTCGATGGGCGACCATCAGCTTCCGCCGGACTGCGGTGGAGGAGCGACGGCGCCGAACGTCACCACTGGCGACGTCGTCTCGATCCAAACGCGAGCGCCGCAGGACAGCGGCTTGTCCGGCGAATACACGACGCGGCACGGGCCAAGCACCTCCACCTGCTGGCAGTAGGTGTTGCCCTCGCTGGTCTTGACCGTGATGGGAGCCTCAGCCGCTCCGGTCGCCTTGTTGCGCCGGATAACGTGCTGGTTGATGTGGATGCGGGTGAGCCGTCCCATGCCCGGCATCTTCGCCGGCGAGTCAAGTGGCCTTGGTTCGCCGCGGCTGCCGCTTCTTGCGGGCCACGCCGGCCGCGATCCAATCCGGGTTGCCTCGCGACTGGTGAATCAGCGGTCGTAGGCGGGTCAAATCGCTCTCCGAAAGCGCGGCCAGCCGGCCGTCTTCCACTATGACCCCAATCCGATGCTTCCGAGCGACTCGACTGACCGTGATCGAAGCGCACCCCAGGCGCCGAGCCGCTTCCTGACCGCTGATGTAGACCACCTGCTGCTCCTGTGTCATGTCCGTTCGCTCCTAGTATAGGCCGACGGTTAGCGAATAACAATAAAAGCGCCCGCTCAACCGAGTTTTGAGCGGCGCCGCCCAGCTTTCGTGGTGTCCCGTTGAAGGTACGCCTGAAGGTTCTGCTCGACCGACTTGCGACTCACCGCCCATGCCCGGCCCGAAAGCCGGAAACCGTCCAGCTGACCGCTTCCCAGCAGCTTGATCACCCAAACGTCCGTGCAGCCCAGCATTTCCGCGGCATCCGGCACGCTGATGTACTCGCGGATTTGTGATTGCTTGACCATTGTTTTCGTTCCCGTACATTCCAGAGGAAGAAAAGCACGCTCCGTTGGCCGCGTTGCCAACGAAGCGTGCGAATGGCGGGGACGGGACTCATGTCGGCCGTGCAATCAGCACAGCCGTCACAACCGCCGCCATCAGGAATCTGTCGGAGGACCGGACGCCTCCACGCATGGATGTGCTACCTATCTCTGGGGAAGCACGACGATGACGCTTGATCAATTTTTTGCGACGACCTACCGACCGCTGCGACTACGCGGCCGATCCGAAAGCACCATCCGCCTGTACGGGTGCGTGATCCGGCAACTCAGCAAGTGGCTTGAGCGACCAGCCGTCGTCGAGGACATCGGCGACGAGTTGCTCCTTGCCGCGTTCCTTGAACACCGGGCCATGCGGCACTCGCCGTGGACTGTCGAAAAAGAGCGGTCGCAACTCCTTGCCCTTGCCCGGCTGGCGTTTGAACGTCGCCTGCTGGAGCGGATGCCCTCATGCCCGCCCACGCCGCTGCCTCATCGGACCCCAACGAGTTGGACGTCTGACGAACTGCTTCGGCTCTATCGAGCGACGACCAAGGTGCAGGGGTTCGTAGGTGGAGTCCCGGCGGCAACGTGGTGGCTGGCCGCGATCTCGTTGGCCTACGAGTCTGGCGAGCGGATCGGTGCCTTGCTCCGCTGCCAGCAGAGCGACCTTCGCGGGGACACGCTCACCGTTCCTGCCGCCGCCAGGAAAGGCCGTCGAGCCGATCGGGTCGTGACGCTCTCTGCCGAGACAGTCGCCATCCTGCACCGCGCTCGTGCCGCCGGTCGCCCCGAACTGCTCTGGTGGCCGCTCAACCGACCCTACCTCTGGCTGCGACTCAAGGGCATCCTCGCCGGTGCCGGGCTGTCCGGTCGCCGGGTCGGCTTCCATCAGCTACGCCGCACCGGGGCGTCGTTCTACTCGGCGGCAGGGGGCAGTGCCGCCGACTACCTCGGCCATGGTCACGGCAGCGGGGAGAAGGTCGCCGCTGCGTGGTACGTCGATCCACGGCTGCAGCGCAAGCAGCCAGCATGGTCGCTCCTGCCTCGGCTCGGCAACCCGCCTCAAAATTGACCCCCCCCCCGAAAACCTCCGGGCGCGCACGCCCCCCTGCCGCCGTAGGTTTTTTCTTGACCCCACGCGAAGGATTTCGCCCCCCCTAGGGGGTCGCGCGATGCCCTTGTTATATGGGCGTTTCAGCGTCAGCAGGGGGGGGTCTTCTCTCGCGGCATCCCCACCGGTTTTTGCTACTCTCCCGACAGGACAGCCCGTAGAAGCTGCCGCCGCCGCCTCCGTGCCTCCGTGGTCTGGTCCTGCACCCACGGCCCAGCCGCACCTCCAGACCGCCGCCACGGCCCGGTTGCCACAAGAGCGGCTCCTGTGAGGGCCACCAAGGCCGATTTGCCGTGAGGGTAGAAGTCCTCCAGCCAGACCGGCCTCGGCCCGTCTCCGGTCAAATACGAGGCCAAGACGCGGCACATGACCCGCCGGTTCGCCTGCCCACGCATCGGGTCTTGCGGCAGGGGGTCAGCGAACACGTAGAGGTGCGGCTTGGTCAGGTCGCCGTCTTCCAGCATGACCATGCAGGCGCCAGACGGATCGAACACCGCCTGCCATCGCCCCCACAGTCGCGGCCGCTGGTCACCGTTCGGCGGCACGGCCTTGCTCCCCGGCTGGAGGCAGCAGTAGCCGTCGCCGCTCGTCCAGTAGTCGCAGGACGTCTACCGCCATGCGGTAGGCCGCAGCGTTTCGCTTTGGCTCCTCGCAAGCCGTCTTCGCACGATGCTCCATGCGGGCAAGGTCATCTGACGTCAGCGGATAGGGTTGCCCGGCATCCATGACCGGAGCCTACGACACGCACCCGCTGGTCATTGAGTTTCGTCCCCGTAGACCTTCGCCCCAGCCGCCAAGCCAGTCACCAGCGCGGCACGAACGATAGTCGTCGAGAACGGAAGCCCTCGCCGTCCCGCCTCCTCGCCCAGCCAGCCGACAATTTCATCCACGCGGTTCAAGCACTCAGACCAACCCCACTGGTCCATCTGTGCCATGCGCTTCATGCACGGGCAGTTCTCCACGGCCATGATGCCGATGGAGTTGAAGACGCGGTGCAGGATCGTCCCCGGTCCCTTCGGCGGGATTGATCCAGAGTACCGCTTGGCGAGCGCCGCGTAGGTTTCATCCTCAAGGTAGACGTACTCCCCGACGACGGTCCCTGCCGACAGGACAGCATCGAGGTAGCCCGCTGGCCGCTCATGTTCCACGGCCTTGAGTGATGCGATGAGGACTTGGATCATGGTGGTGGTGCGATTGTCGAGCAGTTATTCCATTCCGTAGGCGATCCAATGAACTCCCAGCGAAACGGATTCATCCCGCCGCCAGGACACGAACAAAGCACTACGCGTATCCCGATGTAGTTGAGGGTGCAATCTGGCGAAGGCTTCGTCGGATCGCACGGTTGTCCGTCAGGAAAGACGAACTTCGACCCGTCCCAATACGGCGCTCGGAAACAGACTCGCTTCCGCTCGACGAGCGTCGCGCCGTAGTCCGTGAACCGCGTGTAGCAGTAGCAGTTGTAGGCCGAGCAGCAGCAGTCCGGGTCGGCCGTCAGGCCAGAGATGAGCGTGCCGTTGTAGGTGTAGAGCGGCATGTCACGTTCCGGTGTATCCGGTGACGCACTCGGCCAGAGCAATCACGATCGGCGACGTCGTCACCTTGGCGGGAACCCAGACCGTCATTCGGTCGAACGTGAGGGCAGTCGACGACTGCGAGACGTTCCAGACGACGTTCTGCGAAACGTGCTGGACGCACACAAGGAACCAGCCAGTGCCGTCCTTCGCCACGCCGATCTTCTTCGTGCCGTCGTCGGGAAACGTGGCGATGAAGTTTTCCACCGACAGGGTGCCGCCGCTCCGAAGGTTGATCACCTTCGTGGAGTCCATCCCCCAAGACCCAGAGAACGTACCAACCCGAAAGTGCTTCGTGTTCGTCAGAACCGACGGCGTCTGATGCTCAAACGTCAGCGCTGATGCCGGTGAGGATTGCTTCTCGACGGCAATCACCGCACGGCCGATCCGCTCACCGGCCGACCTCGTGAACCGCACGTAGCGTCTTCCGGCGTCCTCGGCCACGTTCAGCCCTCCAAAATCTGAACAAGCGCACGCGTCCCCGTGACGTTGGACTTCCACGCGTAGTTGCCCGGCTCCAGCCGCATGACGGCCTTCTCGCCGCCGCGAAGCGCCGTCGCGCCCCACAGTGCCGTGCCATCCCATCGGCCGAACGTCACGACCTGCGTAGAGTCGGTCCCAAGGTTCGACACTACGGCAACGCCGAGCGACGAGAGCGAGGTTGTGGTCAGCGTCACGGGCGACGTCCCCAACGCTGCCGGGACGCTGAGGACACCAGCGACGTTCATGTTCGCCGTCATGCCAGACGCAACGAACGTCTGCGAGAATGAGTCCTTGGACGCCGAGACTTGGAACGAGAGCGTCAGGTCAGGCATGAATCACCTCAGTTCGGGACGCCGAAGAATTGGGGGAAGTTGATCTGCTTCTTGGTGCGGCGCGTCAGGAGCATCGGCGGGTTGCCCTCGCCGGGGGACACCGTGACGATGTTCCCTGCCGAGTCGAGCGGCTGCGGATTGGAGGCAGGAACTCTCTGGACCGGCTCCCCGCTTCCGGGGTCGTACAGGACAAAGACACGCTGGCGACTTCCGCCCGATACGTAGTTCCACCCCACGTTCGGCAGTTGCAGCACCCAGGTCGATGCTTTCGCGGTCAGTTCGACCTCGACCTTGTAGTAGCGAATCTCCTGCTCGTTGACGACTTCCACGGCTGGCTCGCCACGAATGCCGTCTACCTTCCACGCCCACTTCGGCCAGCCGAGGTACGGGGCATTGTTGAGCGCCCCGTGGACCGACGCAGCGAGGTTGTAGTCGTAGGTCGCCCGGTTTCCACTGATGTGTGCCGTGAGCGTCGGCTCGTCCTCGGTCAGCCCCTCGATGAAGTCCCCTGCCGTGTTGACCAAGGCACGAAGGTTGTCGCTGTTGTCGTAGTAGACGAGCGCGGGGATCTGCACTCCACCCGTCGACCACTTCCAGATGTCCGGCCGTGCCAGAGGGTTGGCGTCATAGTTCGCCTGCTTCGGCACCTCGTACTTCCAGACGACGAGGTGCGCCCACCTGTTCCCGTCGTAGTAGTCACGAGAGACTTCCCACGCCTTGCAGTACGCCGCCTCGGGGTGCGGGTCCAGATACACCACGGGGACCGCGTTCACGACGGTCGTTTCCGGGGTTGCCGGGTCGTCTACCTTGACGAGAAACTTCCGTTCAAACACGGGTGGCTCACCGAACCGTCGTTGGGCTTGACCGCGCGGCAGTTCCTCGTATCCGATGACACCCATCTCAGCCTCCTGCCGCGCCAGCGATTTCAAGCGGCGCGGCTTGAAGCGCCCTCAGTTCACCGAGCATTTTCTGAAGCGTCTCGTTGCTCTTGCGGTACTCGGCAATGGCCGGGTCTTCGCGGCCAGACGCCAGCGACATGAACATCTTCATGCCCTCGGATGACCGAATGTCGGCAACCTCAAGCGCGTCGTTGGACTTGCCCTCCAGTGCCGACTTCGCCTCGCCTTGGAACCCACGAGCGTTGGCGATCTGATCCTCCATCCTCGCAACCTCGTCGTTGCGTTTCTTCTGTGCCGCGTCCAACGCCTTCATCTGGTCGACTTGACCCTTGAACTTGTCCTTGAGCTTGTCGGCCTCGTCAGCATAAGTCGCGGCATTGATCCGGCCGTCTTCCAGCTTCTGGTTGAGCGACGTCAGACCGCCCTCGTACTCAGCCGCAGCAGCGGCGCCTGCGGCACCAAACGCCGCCGCCGCTTCCGCAGCGGCGAAGAACGCGTTGGTCTGCTTGCTCATGGCCGCATCGTTTGCCTGCTCCATCTCGGCGTCGTCTTCGGCCAGCTTCTTGGCAGCGTCAGCCCTCGCCTCAAGAGTGCCGATCTGATCCTCAAAAGCCTTGCGAGCCTTGTCGGCAGCTTGGCCGTAGGACGTCTCGTTGAGGATGCCTGCCTCAAGCTCGCCTTGCAGGCCACGCAGTGACTCTTGGTATTGAACGGCAGCAGAGAAGCCTGCCTCGCCGTAGGCTTGTGCCTTCTCGATTGCCGACGAGATAGCGTCGTTCTGGCGGCGGATAGCAGCAGTGAAGTCGTCGGCTTCCTCTACAGACCCTGCCGCCGCGCCGCCATCCTCGCCGCCACCGCCAATGACCGCCCCGGCGGCAGCACCGCCGACGTTCGAAGCGAAGACGCTTCCGAACATGGGCATCTTCGACAGGTAGTTGTACGCCGTGTCGAGCAGCGAGTTGAAGTACGCGATCTTTTTGGACACCCAGTCGAAGGCGCTGCCAACGCCGCTCTTGATAGCGTCCGCGAGGTTGTTCAGCCCGACGATGAACGGCGAGAGAAGAACGCTCGCCGCAAGCCCTGCGACACGAAGGACCACGCCGCCCAAAGACCCGAGAACGCCGACCGTCCGCATCGCTCCACTGACGAGCGTTCCGAGCAGCGTCCCGACAGGACGAAGCACCTGAGCAATCGGCGTCAGGAGCATGTTGGCACCAGCCGTCAGGTCAGCGAGTCCGTTGCGAAGTCCAGCAAAGCCCTCCGACAACCCCTCCAGCAAGCCAATGAACGCGCTTCCGATCGTGCGTGTCACACCGGCTTCGGCCGCTTCCAGACGCTTCGACGCCTGCTCGGACTTCTCCATCGCTCTGGCAAGGTCGTCAAACTGCTTGACGTCGAGCGCCGAAATGGCGACCCCCATCGCGATCAAGTCCTCCCGAGCCGTGCCTGACTCAAGAGCCTTCTGGATGCTGAGGCTCTGAAACGTCTGCCCTGTCTTTGCAGCCTCAAGGTTCAAGGCTGCAACGCCTTTCGCTGCCTCATAGGCGGCATCACGCGAAGCAAAGAACTGGCGGGTGACATTGATCACTGCGAGACCAAGGCCAACCATGGGGTTCGTCAGAGCCAGCGCTGCCGTCGACAGCACCCCCGCAGAGCCGCCAGCAACGCCAAGACCAATCCCAAGCAGCTTGAGTCCCGTGACGAGGTTTCGGGTCGTGGCGATGACCTTGATGCCCTTCGTGGCGAAGTCTGCGAACGCCGCCGGACTCTTGACGGCAGACCACAACTGCCACTGTGCGTAGGCAGTAAGCAGACCACCCGCCCACTTCGTAGCGGCACCGGCCGCTTCCATGAGTTTGTCGGCAAGTGCATCGATGCCACCCGTCTTGCCGGACGCGGCATCGACGCTGCTGGAGAGGCGTTCAACCGAGTCCGCGGTCTTGCTGGCAGTGGCCTCAGCTGCCTTCATTTCTTGCTCGGCCTTGGCGACCGCGCGCCCATACACCTCCTGGGTAATGAGTCCTTTGGACATGAACTTGTCGAGCTTTTCGACCTTCTCGGCATACTTCTCTGCTGGGGTTCTGACTGACGCCGTGATCTTTGCGGCCTGAGCCAGTTCCTTCGACGTCGCAGCCGACGATGTCTCAAGCCGCTGGAGGCTCTTTTCCGCACGCGCAATTCCGGCGTCCATGCCAGAGGCGTTGGCCGTGATTCGGAATGCAAGGCTCTGCTCGGCCATCGCTTCGTCACCCTTCCTGCTGCCGCTTCCTCATTTCGGCCACCTTTGCAGCCAGTTCCTCTGGCGTCATCGGTGGCGGTAGGTATGGAGCGACGTCCTCCATCCTGATTGGCGAGCCATCGTTCTTCCGGCCGATCAGTGCTGCGACGATCCTCCAGACTTGCTCCCACTCTCGGCCGAATGGCTCGTGATGTTTGTCGTATGCCCACCAGAGTCGGAACTCGGCTGCTGACATTCCGCCGATCTCATCGAGGGTTCGGTGGAGGTGGCCGGCGAGCCTGAGTCGGAAGATGCGGGCTGGCCGGCGGCTGAGTTTCCCCCGACTTCCTCCACCTTGCGTGGCGAGATGTCGTTGAGCGCGTCGCACGCCTCGTACAGGCGGTTGACGACCACGGCGTTATGGCTGGCGAGCAGTTCGACCTCGTCGTCCCCGAAGAGACGCTTGCCCTTCTCGTCGCACAGGCAGTAGGCCACGAGCCGCGAACGGAAGTCGGACAGCCCCTTCTCCTTTGCTCGCACGACTGCGTTGCTGTAGTCGTCCAACTCGCTGACGTTCATGGGCCGAAGATAGACCGACCCGCCCCACTCAGGGACTTCCACGACGACCATCTTGGCGGTCAAGTCGTCTATGGACTCGATTTGCGATCGCGTCAGAATCCCCACATCAGCCTCCCAGCTTGAAGTTGACCGAATACTCCTGCAGCGCGTTCACGGTCCCGCGCCATACAGGGTCATTGAACATCGCCCACGACCACGACTCCGTGATACCGGGGCCGTTGATTGATAGCGATGCCGTCAAGCCGACGTTCGTGCGGCTCATCGCCGTGGAGGTTCGCATGACGACGCTCACGCTTCCGGGGTCAACGTCCCCCGGCACGAACTTCTTGAGTCGGCTCGTGCTGTTGAGCGGCGTGTACGCGGAGGCTTCGGCCGTGCCGAAGGCGTAGTCGATGGAGACGACTTCGCCAAGCGCGACGCCATTCCAACTGATTGTCGTGCCTTGGGCGTCTTGGGCCATGAGACCCTCCCCAAGTCACTGCACGACGCTGAACGTCGCCTGACCTTTGACGAGTTCGTTGGTCGCCCACGTGATGTTGAACGACTCGCACGTGGCCGTCGCCCCGGCAAGCTGCTGCGAAGTCACGCCAGCGACGTAGCTGACGAGCGAGATGACGCCAGACGAACCCTCGGCCGGTGCGACCGTGCCGAGGATGCTCAGGGTCACCTTCTTTGGGTCTTTGAGTGGAGCCTGCTGGGTGCGCTTGTATGCCCCCTTCGCTTGCCCGAGATGGGCCGCGTCGAGCATCGACACAGAGCCACCCAAGTCGATGTTGGTGGCCTCGTAGGTGGCACCGGCGAACGTGAGGACTGTTCCCTGAGAATCATCGACGGGCATGGGCGGCGCTCCTGTGTAGGGGTGCTTTCAGTCTGGCCGATCCCACCCCACCCTTGCAGTTCAAGCCACGGCAGCGGCCAGTGTTTTCTCGCCTACGCGAGCCAGCCTGCTCATCGCCGCCGCTGTCATTGCGTCGGTGGCGACCCCACGGGCCGTCTCCAGCGGCCGAAAAGCGGGCATGGCCCCGAGGTTCGTCGCACGGGTGACGAAGTTGACCGGGTAGACGCCGACCCCAACCCACCGCCCACGCGTGTTCCACGAAGACGACACGCCCTTGCTTGTGCGATACCGAATCACCGTGCCGAACTCGACGAGGTGCGCGTGCTTGGATCCGGGGCCAAAAAATCCGACGTCTGCCGCGACTCGCCACGTACCTCGCTCGACCCGAGTCCCAATGGAGTCGGCCAAGTTGCCCGTCACCCGGCCGAGTTTTCCCACCTCGGCCCGCAGAGCGGCTTCGCCGACGCGAGCCGCCGCGATCACGCACGGCTCGACGTTGGCAACGCTCGCGGCCTCAGCCGCTGCCTTGACGTTCAACCCGATTCCTCTCGCCAGCTTTTCGATGCTGATCATGCAGCCTCGTCCTCCACGCGAATCTCGTAGGACTGCGTCACCGTGTAGTCAGGGAGCATCTGGGCGTCCTGCGGAATCTCGACGCCGTCAGACTCGCTCAGGAACGTGCATCGCTGGACGGTACACCCCCCGAGCGTCCCGCGAAACTTGTTCAATGCAGAGCGGACCTTCTCTGCGGTGTCCAAGGCACCAACATAGCTTCGGTCGTAGACCTTGACCTCAAGCGTCACGACCGGGCGCTCTACGGTCCCGCCGAGCGATGCTGGCGACTGAGAGTTTGCCCGGCGGAACACGATCAGCGGGTACGGGGTCTTCTGGGGAGCAATGATCGGAAAAACTCGATTGCCGATCACTGGCTGCGTGGTCGCGTGCGAAGTCAGCCAGTTGAAGATCAACGCCGACAGCCTACGTCCCATTCCGTTTGCCATGTCAGCCTCCTGCCTCACTCGGGATGTGCCGCTGAACGCACGTGATGATCGAATAGAGCTGCCCCTCGTAATCGTCGATCGCAGCGATCTCCAGCTTTCGGTCGCGGTACTGAACCCACATGTCCGAAGTCAGCGATGGCAGGAATCGGATCACGACCTTGTAGAGCGTGACGCCGACTTGCTGCCCGTACTGCTGCTGCTCGCGGGACGACAGCGGACGCACGGCACCCCAGACTTTTGCGACGAGCGAAGGGGCGAGCGTCACCTCGCCCGTGTCGTTGCGTGTCTGGACGGCACGGTAGATCGTCAGCCGATCCGTCAGTTCACCGGCGTTGACTGGCATCAGTAGCCGCTCCAGCGGACAGTGTTCAGCATCTGCTTCACGCCCATCGGGACGATGTTCAACGCTCCAGCCGCCGTCATTTCTCGATTGCGGTAGAGGTGTGCCACGAGCATGAGGATGGCAGGCTTGACCGCAGCGGGAACCTTGGTGCCGTCTTCGCCATACCCTGCCCACCATGTCAGGGTGACGGCGTTCCGGTCCACGACGTAGGACGGCCACGACTGCCCGTAGAGCGGACGCACCCCGCCGGGCGTCTGGTTCCGATCGACGCGGTACTCGCTCGCAGGCAGCGTGACAACCGTGCCGACGCCGTTGATGACATTCGTCGTGTAGGTCAGCGAGACGTCCGTGAACCCTGCCGCCGTCGCCATCGGCGGGAACGGCAACCGGAACTCCCACGGGAACGCGTCCGTGCGAAGCTGCCACTGAGTGTGGATGAACGTCCGCTCCGTGTACCGCTCGGCCCACTCCCTCGCTGCCGAGATGTAGGTGGCGAACAGCGTCAGGTCTTCGCTGGTGTCGTCCACGCGACACTGCGCCTTGGCTTCGGCAAGCGACACTGGCTCGACGATCGGCTGCGTCAGCCGAATCAGCGAGCGATACTCGACCAGACTGCGATCAAGCAGGTTCCGCTGCGTGGTCATCCTTGCTCCTCACTC